CCTGGTTCTAAATTAAAAACTGCTGTTACAGGTAAAGTAAAACCTGGTTCTAAGTCAGCAAAAAGAAGAAAATCGTTTTGTGCTAGAAGTGCAGGACAAATGAAAAAATTTCCCAAAGCAGCTAAAGATCCAAATTCAAGACTAAGACAAGCAAGAAAGAGATGGAGATGTTAAAAGGATATTTCTACCTTTTCTGTGCATTTTTATCTTTGATATTTATGTACCTATCAATTTCAAACTCGTTTGCTGAGACCAATACCGTGTCGTCAACTGTAGTAAATAATACACCCCCAACAGCAAATGCACCGGTAATTCCAAATTCTAATTCAGATATATGTAAAGTGGGCGTTGGCGGAAGTGTTCAAAATAATGTGTTAGGTTTAGCTACAGGCGTTTTGGTAGATGACGAACTATGTCAGCTTCTCAAACTATCTCGCAGTCAGTACGCTTTTGGCATGAAAGTAAGTGCGGTGGCATTGTTGTGTCAGGACCCTCGTGTCTGGACGAGCATGCTCGATGCTGGGACTCCGTGCCCTGTAAAGGGACTCATCGGTGCGGAAGCCGCTGCATATTGGGAAGCAAACCCAGACAAGATTCCAGATGGCAGTAGATATAAAACTGAATATATACAGGCTGCAAAACCTGTTGAAGGAGAATTAAGTGATGCGGGTTATATTGCGTTATATAAAACTTTGTTCCTTATTACTACTGGTCTTTTATTGTTTTAATGTATGAAGAAACAAGACATATTTATTTGGGTTGTAATACTTTCTATATTAATACTTCCTTTTTCTTTAAAAGCTAACACTTGTCTACCTGACGTAGAAGGTCTTTGTATTCCTGGAGTAACTATTACAGAAGATACTCAGATTGACATTACTGAAGAAGACAAGGGCACAGAAATAATTACAACTACTACCACCACAGTTACAACCACTACCACCACCGTGACTAATGAAGATTCAGGAGACATTCTTGATGGTGATAATGATTATGTAGGCACGAGTAAAGAAGGTGATATGGATTATGACTGGTCGGGTCAAGGTCCTGCAAGTATGCCTAGTGGCAATAGTTGTGGACAGTTAGGTACAGATAAATGTGCCATGATTACAGGCAGTGGTAATTCAACATCTACTATGGGTGTTGATGGTATGGGTACAACATTCTTTAACACTATTGACATATCAGATTTACAAATAGATAACGGTGGAGAAGTCAAATACTCAATTAAAGTAGATAAACAAGATGCTCAAGATAGAATATATATGCACGTTTCAGGATTTAACGGAACTACTTCGGTCTTTTCAGGCACTGACGTCTTGTCTGAATCTGGAGTATCAACAGGCTACCAATCTTATAACGGTTCTTTCAATTTCAGTGGTGTATTAGATAAAATAATTGTTGAGGTTGGTGGAAGAGATATCAATATGGCCATTGGTCCAATGTTTGATGATGTTAGCATCAATGTTTTTTACAATGTAATTAATACTATTGTTACTCAACACATCACAACTTTAGAAGAGATATATTATTTAGATATTTTTAACCCTGTTGAATTAGACTTTGTTGAAGAAGTGTTTGAATATAATGATATTAGTATGGAAGAAGGAGAGATATCATTCACTCCTGTAGAACCTGAGGTAGAAGAGGTAACACTTGCAAGTGTTGAATTAGAAATAGCTGAAATTGAAATTAACTTACCAGAGCCAGAACCTGAAATTGTTGAAGTTGAAACAGAACTTGAGATGGAGATTGAAATGGAAATGGAAGAAATTGTAGTTGTAGAGGCTGAACCTGAAGAAGAGACTATCGAAGAATCTCAAGAAGAACCACAGGAATCAGAACAAAAAGAACTGCAACCAAAAGAAAAAGAAAAAGATCCAGAAGAAAAGCCAAAAGAAGAGAAATCATCTGAACCTAAAGTAACAAAAAAAGAGAAAGCTGCCACAAAAATCGTTAAAAAGATTGACGACAAAGCCAGATATGATGATGCTGCTCAAACAAAAACTTTGATTGTGATGCAAATACTTGGCAATACAAAAACCTTTTTTGATAGTCAAGCATACATACAAGATACAAATGTTACTGAGTATTTAAACAAGACAATAGATGATCGGTATGGTATGCTCTTCAATAAGGCTCAGAATGAAACAATGAATGATATGGTGAACTCACAATGGCAGAAGTCTCAATAGGCGGAATTTCCTTCAAAGGAGGAAAAATGATGGCGATAATCCTTGCACTTAGTAGTGCCGTGGGTGCTTTGTATGGCGGATTTGAAATGTATAAACGTTTTCAAGATATGTCCGCAGCCATAGAGGCCTATCAGGAGCCTGATTTAAGCGGGTTTGATAAAAAGATTGCACTCGTAGAAAGTCAAACTCAAGCACAAGTAGAACTTGTATCACAACAATTAAATGCTTTAAAAAGTGAATTAGAAATTATACTAGGTGAAATAGACCTAATAAGTCAGGTTAGTCGTGAACTTAAAGATGACCTTAAAACGGATTTACGCTCTATGGAAGGAGACGTAAGACACATTACCGAAATTGTCAATGACGTGGAAGATAGACAAAAAGAGGACACGAGAGAGCTTTTAGATGAGCTAAAACTCATAGAAGAAAACCTTGACTTACAAATTAATAAGGCTTTAAATAACCCTTTAAGTAACATGAGTGCTAAAACAAAATGATTAAATTAGATATAAAAACCATATTACCTTATCTTGTCCTAATTGGCACAATGTTGATCACATGGGGTATGTGGTCTGAACGTTTAAATGCAGTTGAACAAAAAGCAGATAGTGTTGCAAAAATGCAACAAGATGTTGCTGTCATAAAAGTACAAATTCAAGCGATTGATGAAAAGATGGCTTGGATGGAAGAGTTTCTAATAAAGAACTACAGTGAATTTTAATGGCTATTAGTAGATCACAAATGGCCAAACAAGTAATGAAACCAGGAGGTAAAAAAAATGGGAAAACTCTGCGCAAAAGGAAAAGCCGCCGCAAAGCGTAAATTTAAAGTGTACCCTAGCGCATATGCAAATATGTATGCTAGTGCAGTTTGTAGTGGAAAAGTCACACCTGGTGGCAAAAAGAAAGCTAAGAAAAAAGCTATGGGTGGTACAATTTCACAACAAAGAAAATCCGTATCTGCTAATCGTATGGCTGAGGGCGGATCAATCGTTGCTGCAGGATGTGGCATGGTTGAAAATTCAAAAAGAAAAAAAACCAAACTTTATGTCTAAGGAGGTAAATCATGGGAAAATTATGGAATAAGTGGAATGGCTTAAACAAAAAAGGCAAAGCGATAGCTGCCGTTTTTGCGTTAGTTGTTCTTTGGGCCATTTATAATCAAATCTGGTAATGGCTAAAAAAGGTTTACGTGCTTGGGTGAAAGAAAAATGGGTGGACATTGGTGCACCTAAAAAAGATGGTAAGTACCAACCCTGCGGTAGGTCTAAAGGTTCAAAAAGAAAATATCCAAAATGTGTTCCACTTGCAAAAGCAAGAGGTATGAGCACATCTCAAAAAGCGTCAGCAGTACGAAGAAAACGTGCTGCTGGCAATCCAGGTGGTAAACCCACCAATGTGAAAACAATTGTCTCGAAAAAAACTAGCAGAAAAAATAAAAAGTGATGTAATCAATTGGTCTAAGAATGTCTTAGAACCCATGAATCAACATTTAGGTTTCCCAGCATGTCCTTTTGCTGCAAAATGGAGAAGAGATAATAAGCTTCGTATAGAAGTCAGACCTGATAAAACAAAATATGAGAAGCATCTTACAAACGTATTAAAAGATTGGAATAAAAAACAACATGATATTATTATCTTTTGTGACCCTTATTGGGAACAGTATGATGCTGAACAATTTCAAGATAAGATAGATTTTTACAACAAAACCTATAATAAACGAGATGTATATTTTATGGGATTTCATCCAAGCAATCCTGCTACTGTAGAAGAACAAGAATTCCTTGTAAATCCACATGAGGAGTGTGATTGGGAGCCTGAGTATCAGTACAGTATGATGCTAATACAGAAATTTAAACAGCTGTATGAAGCAAGTTGCAAACTACATAAGATAGGTTATTATAAAAATTGGCCAACTGAGTATTACGATGATGTCGTAAAAACTCGGCAAAACGACTACGAAAAACTTTTTAAAAAGGAGAAACGATATGATGGGAATGAAAAAGCAAGCCATGAAAAGAGGCGGTAAGCCTGTTGCTATGAAACGTGGCGGTAAAGCAAAAAAACAAGTAAAGAAGAAAAACAAGAAAAAGAAATAATTTATGGCTACCTCGGGAACCACATCATTCGATTTAAGTATTGATAGGCTTGTTGAGCGTGCCTATGCCCGTTGTGGTATGGATGTGCGCACTGGATATCAACTATCCGCAGCAAGAGATAATCTTAATTTACTTTTTTCTGAATGGGGAAACCGAGGTATTCACCTTTGGAAAGTAAAAAATAACACAGCTAATTTAACAGCTGGGACAACAACATATACTGCACCCCCCGATCGTGACTGGGAAAC